CAAGATGATGGGTATGCAGACTAAGCCGCTAGGTTCTGCGGTACAGGAAGTTGACACGCTGATTGACGCTATGCTTGCCCCTGCACCAGAGTCCAGAGGTGCGGGTTCACTCTATATGATGTCTATGCTCGGCGGTGCTAGAGCCGCTAAAGCAGCGGTAGACAGTCTGGTTAGAAACCGCCCCACATGGGATGCAGCTGGGGCTAAACGTGTAAAACAGATGTTGGAAGACAGGTTCCCTGACGGTGCAAAAAACTTTGTGCTTGGCTTGCTTCCTATAAACGCGTTAGCAGATGTAGCACGCGCGCGCATACCTATGGTCGATAAGCTTGAGAAGCTTATGTTTGAGGCCAGCGGTAAAGTCACTCAAATGAACAGCATGATTGAGCCAGTGGTTAACCGTGTATCAACATGGGGTAGCAAGAACTCAGATAAGCTAGATGCGTTTAACAACCTCATCTACACCAGTACATTGGAGCAAGTTGATCCATCAAAGCCTAGCAGTAACTACACTGGAGATAAATTAACTCAGTGGAGAGCCATGCAGAGTGATTGGAACGCTATCGGTAAAGAAGGTCAAGACCACTACAAATCTATGCGTAACACCTATAAACATCTTTATGACGAAATGGGTAGAGTGCTTAAAGCTAAGATCGACGAAGGTATTTCTGACGAAGGCACACGTAAAAAGGTGTTTACAGAGGTGTACAACGCGCTCTACGACAACGGTGTTATTGAGCCTTACTTCCCGCTAACTCGTAGCGGTAGCTACTGGCTATCTTATAATGCGATAGACCCGCGCACAGGCAACAGAGAATTTTATGTTGAAGCGTTTGAAACCAAGGCAGACCGTACCGAAGCACAAAGAGTTATGGATGCAGACCCTGATGCGGATGCTAGAAATTTCGAGCCATTTTCTAACCTATCAGAAGTTACTTATGACAAGGCGCCGCCTACGTCTTTTGTTAATAACGTGCTCAAGACAATGGAAGCGAACAAAGTTGACGCTAAAGTAAAAGAGCAGATTATGCGCCTGTTCCTTGACTCGCTACCAGAGCGGTCATTCGCGCAGTCATTTAGAAATCGTAAGGGCACCCTTGGATTTGAGCGCGATGCTATCGGTGCGTTGCGTAAGAGAACTAGCTCACTATCACGTCAGCTTGTTCAAATGGAATACGGACAAAAGATACAAGCAGTTCAAGATGAAATTAAAAATCATGTTACAAATGTAGAGAAAAATAATGATGTTGCTGTATTGTTAGCTAATGAAATAGACCAACGTGCTAACTGGGCAAAGAACCCTAACGTAGAAACTTGGGCGCAAGCACTCACAACTGGTGGGTTTGTTATGACCCTCGGTGCAAATATATCTTCTGTTGTAGTTAACTTTTCGCAACTGCCAATGGTGGTCATGCCGTATCTTGGAGGCAAATACGGATACTCCGAGACTATGAAGGCTACAGGTAGAGCCATACGTATGTTTAAAAATAGCGGGCTGAAACGCACCACAGAAACTATTGGACCTGATGGTAAGATAACAGAAACTACGTCTGCTACACCGTCACTGGATAACTACAACTTTGATGATCCTAACACACCAGCAGAAGTTAAGGAGTTTAAAGTACTAGCCGAAGTAGCTGCGCGTATGGGGCAACTCAATCGTTCAATAACTTATGACATGCTGGATATGGATAAAATCGACAGCCCGTTGAGAAAATTAGGTGCGGTGTCTGGCTGGTTGTTCCACCACGGTGAGCGTATGAACCGTCAAGTAGCATTGATGACTGCGTATGACTTAGAGTTAGGCGCAATGCGCAAAGCTGGCAGGACTATAAATGATGCTGCAAGAACAGAAGCCGCAGAAAAAGCTATATATGTAACAGAACTTACTAACGGCGGCGCTATCGCTACCGGCGCACCTAGATATGCGCGAAAAAGCTTTGGTAAGGTTATGTTCCTGTTTAAGCGGTTCGGTATCTCTATGACTTACCACCTCGCTAAACTAGCCAAAGAGTCAATTAAAGGTTCAGACGCAGACAAGCTGGTTGCACGTAAGCAGTTGGCGGGTACAGTTGGTATGGCTGGACTTATCGGCGGTGCGCAGGGTATTCCGATGATGGGCGTGTTGGGGACGGTACTTGACTTGTTTGGTGACGAAGACGAAGACAACTTTGATACGTCAATGCGTAAGTTTTTAGGCGAAGGCTTCTATGGCGGTCTTGGTAACTATCTGTTTGGTGTAGACGTAGCAAGCCGCATGGGTCTGTCTGACCTTATCTTCCGTGACCGCTTGGTGCAGAAAGACCAGAGTCTGTTCTTTGACGCTATTGAAGCGGTTGGTGGTCCTGTAGTAGGCACCGCGCTAAATATGGAACGTGGCTTAAAAATGATTAACGATGGTAACGTGGAGCGCGGTATTGAAGCAATGTCGCCAGCGGCTATACGCAACGTGATGAAGGGTATTAGATTCGCTACTGAAGGCGCTGAAACAATGCGCGGCGATCCTATAGTCGGTGATATTCACGCAGGTCATGTATTCGGGCAGATTATGGGCTTTGCTCCAGCGGAGTACACCAAGCAGTTGCAAGAGAACGCATCGCTGAAAAGAAAAGACCGTGCGGCTGGCACAGAAAAAAGTAAGCTGTACAAGCGGTATTATATTGCGGCGAGAGAAGGTGACACCTCTGAGATGAAAGCCGTGCTTAAAGATATGCAGAAATACAATAAAAAGTTTCCGCAGACTGCTATCACTAACAAGTCGTTTAGGCAGTCTATGAAAGCACACCAGCGCACCACGTCTCGTATGCACCACGGCATTGTACTAAATCAAAAGATGCGTGGCGAGCACATGCGAGATGCCGCAGAGTACGATGACACCATTACCTTGTGGCAAGATATAGGACTAACGGATTAAAAAACCCCCCGCCGAAGCGAGGGGCAAAGTTTAGGGAGAACGACAGTGGAGGAACTACTGTCTTCTTCAGACTATCACAAAATCCTCCAGATGCGTACTCCTAATTTGTTATCTTGTGTGACTACTTTACATTCTACGTTCCACTTAAAAGCATCTGTTATTTTCTTTACCTGCTTTATAGCAGCTTCGGTATTGACGCACGGAACAAAGAAAGATGCCCCGATCACCATAGCGTCCCAGTTTACCGAAATAATTACCCCATCAGGATTTAGGTCGTTAATCTTCTGAACTGCCATCTAGACTCTCTATGTCATCCCCACCTATCGCACAGTCCACAATAATCACATCAGTGGGCGGCAAGTTCATATGGGTGCCTTTACTGAGTCGCATCTTAGCCTTCCTAGCCCCTAGACTGTTACGCAGGTTGTCCACAAACGCGGTGTAGTTTATTTGCTGGTCTATGCACCATGCCTTCAACGGTTTCGGTACAAGATAAGCGCGCTTCAAATCAGTCTCATACCGTGCCACTAACTTTCCTCTTGGCAGTGCTTCCGGCACTATCAGCGAATCCAGACCATTTTCATTCTGCTTACGTAAGTCATCGGTGCTCTTGATCCACAGCACATTAGACCAATGCTCATGTATATAGTCGTTAAGTGTTGCCTCTACAGATGCGCCCATATCGTTAACATTGCGCTTGTTTTCCTTGAGCAGTTCGATAGACCAATTAAATAGATTCTTGAGGTCGTAATCTATAAGTCCAATTCTCTTGGCGATTAACAAACCCGTAAGTGTCATCGTAACACCAACAGACCAAAACCTGTTTTCAGCTGTTAGTCCAGCTTGCTCGTCAACGCGGGTCTGCACTTTTCTAATCAGTGCCTTAACCCCATCCAAATCGTTCATAACATGCTGTATGTATTTAATACCTGCATGAGTATGGTTCTGCGGTATGCGTTCAATAAGAACGTCAGTCTCTAGCTTGGTGTTAAACTTTCTACGTTTTACATCAAATTCCAATATTCGTTGCGCCTCTGCTGTAGGCATGGCTTTGGCTCTGCTTATCTTTTCCCACATACTAGAGTTAGCAGAAGTTACCGCCAATAAACGCCACGGCCTACCACGGTGCCGCTCTGTGTTGCTACCACTAGCCATACGCCCTCGCTGCCTACCACCTGTCAACTGGTAAACTAAGTCTGATAACTCCCACGATTTAGCATTGGTTAGCTCATCCATATACAGCGGCAGGCTATGGTACACCTCGCCTCTGTGCATCCTAGTGTTGTGTGTATCTTTCTGATCGGTCAGTAAATCTTCGGGCAGTCCCCATACTGATAGCCCCGCGTTCATAGCTGTTGTCTTACCTACGCCGGAACCGCCGTGTATATGCAGTCCCATACAGTGGATAGGAGAGAACTGCATAAGCGGCGAACCAAAGGAAGTACCAATCACAAATTGATGTAACTCAAGGTCTTCGGCGTTGTAAAACGCCATAGTTTCTTTCCATCCTTCTAATGTGCCTTTTGGTTCAAACGCGGAGAACAAACCAGCGGTAGGTGGAGCAGGTGGATTAAACTCTATCCTATCTGCGAATATCTGTTTGTCGCCTAGTATAAAGGACGTGAAGTTATCGTCAGACCAGCCAAACTGTCTGTGCGAGTCCTTTGCCACAGTATTTGCCTGTAATTCATTTACCCATGTCGTTGTGTATTGCATAAGTTCGTCAACCTTCGTTACTGCTACACCTTCCATAGCCATACATTTGCGGAACTCTTCGCGTGATGTCACCGCAGTCAGTGGCACAGTAAACTCTCTAACCCCATCTCTGGGTAGATGCAGTCTCATGACTATGGCTTCACCCAACTCTACATCACGTATCCGCCGAACAACATATATGTCGTTATGGTATATGACCTTCTCATCTACTTCGCCGTCAGCGTTAGTGGTACGCGTATATACCCCACCGTTAGCCCCTCTGAAGTAAGGGCGCGGGTAGGCCGGTATAGTGTATTGTTTAGCTGGTGCACCCTCTGGGAATAACTCTACTACGTTATCCTCTTCACTCGCTTCTTTTATCTTCTGCCCCAACACAATCGGTGATTTTATCTTACCGAAATGCGGGCAATTCTTGCAGATATCAGGGCTGTACTCATCAAACTTAGTACACAGATACGGACCTTTTATTAAGTCCATCTTCCGCATGGTATCATGTTCGTTGTAGTCAGGGTGCCCCTTAGATATAACCTGCGCTGCCTTATCGCTATCAACACAGAACTTGGCGATAGATAGCCCTGCGCGCCACATAGGTTCACTCACCTCTGCGGGGTTTGTTATCAGGCTTTTTATCTGTTCGCACCCTTTACCAGCTAGAGTCTTACGTAGGATGTCCCCAAACTTGTTTTCTTTGTTTCCCATGAGTGCGTCCATAACCGCACTGCTACCTTCTGGTACGTACTTGCTAGGAACTGGTATCGGGTCATCGCCGAGCAGTTCGGCAAACGCATCGAAGTCTACAGGGTCGGGCATACCCATACCAAAGAACTCAACAGGGCTTGGTGGGTCTGTCTTGTGGTTATGTGTGTAAGGTACGCGCAGTACGCGCGCGGCGTCTGCCGTAACAGCAGGGTCTGCTAATAAGTTATTATCCGCGCACAGCTTCTTTAGGCGCTCCGCTACAGGTAGCCACTCTATCAATTTTACTGATTGTTTTAGAAACCAATATACATGTACGCCACGCCCTGAATTTACTAGCAAAGGGTTCGGTAGCGAGAACTGTTGACAAAAACCACGTAGGGCTTTCATAGCTTCTTCTTGTGAAGCGTAATCTTTACTAGGCCCACAATCTAAATCAAGAAACAACGTGTTAAGTTCTTTTACGTTATCTACTTTACGCGATCCTTCTTCTTCAAACGTAGCTAAAGCAAAGTACGCGTCGTAACCTTCCGCATCTAAATTATGTGCAGCCTCTATAAGAGCATCTATTGAGTCGTAGAACTTTTGTACCCTGCGGTCATCGCTAGTGCGAAACGCGAACACACAATAAAATCCTTCACTCCCCAGTGCCTTGTCTAAGAATTTTTTTGTTTCCATAATAATTGCCTATACCGAAAGATACCACGACAGGGGTGTCGGCACTCACCCTCTTCGGTACGTATGTACCTAGTCGTGGCAGAGTCATTGCTAATACCTAGTCATCCCAGTTATCAACAATATCACTCAAGCTGCTTTCATCCTTGGGAGAAGGATCAGATTTTTTAGCAACTTTCTTCGGCTCTTCTACAGATTCCTCTGCAGATTCCTTTTTCGGGGCATCAAACAAAGCCTTCTTTGGGGGCTTGTTCTCTTCTTCCCCTTTAGATTCGATCTGTGCCACAGTCATCGTAATAGCTTTGATCGTATCTGGACTGTCTTTTAGTTCTACTACCTTCTTGAGTTCAGCTTCTTCCAACGGACGAACTGCCTTGAAAAGTAGTTTCGGTGTGTCGCTGTTATCGTCAAAGTACATGTTAGTGACAATAGCAATCGCAGGTGTGTTATGTGCGTTCAGATACCGAGCGTAAGCCTGCATAGGCATCTTGCCATTTTTAGCATCGCCGAACACGCTAGTAGCTGGAAGCTGCAACTGATAAACCTTTTCTAGGTCACCTTCCAACGCCACAGCAATACGCTGCGCGAACCTACAAGCACGGCTCTCGCCTTGCCCAGAACCCTTTACGTTTTGTTTGCAGTCCATACAACGTGCGGCTTGCCGCTGGTCTTCTGGCACCTCTGGTGCAGGGGTTTGGGTATCTGCTGACCAGCAAGCTGGCGGTGCAGGGTTTTCGGGATCGTAAGTGCCAGCATAATAAGTACGAGAAATCTTGGCGGCATTAACAATAACAACATTCATGTTATCGTCTTTGCTTACGTTAACTTGCTCCTTACCGACAATCTCACGAAACTTACCACCACGTAGGCTGATACGGCGAGCACCGCCACCGCTATTGCCGCTTAAAAGGTTGTCGTTTACATCGTTAAGGGACTTAAATAAATCGCTAGTAGCGAGCGCATTGTTTTCAAACAAGGTTAAATTCGACATTTATATCTCCTAAAAGTCGTCGTCGATTGATGGCTCATCAGCCATATTTAGTGAGCCGATACCGGCAGTAGTAGCTACAGTAGCTACCGAAACTGTTTCGTCTCTATCCTTTGAAGTCAAAGCATCGGATACGTCAGCGACACAGAACCGATAAGTGTTACCAATTTTTACATAGGTATCTTTCGGAATGTGCCCATTACGCACCCAGCCTCGGATAGTCGAGACAGATACAGAAAAGTGTTTTGCTAAGTTCTCTATTGGAACATACGGGCCAGTCATTATTTTCTCCTAACTGATATGGTAAACTCCGAATCCACATTCAGCCCTGCGGGTAATACATCGGGGTTTTCTTCTAGGAACTGCTTTACATTGGTTTGATTAAGTCGTTTGTCAAAGAACTCTGGAACCTCATGTTCAAGCACAAACTTGTACATAGATTCCCAATCACTAGTCCAGTAACGTGACCTAGTTGACCTGTAAACCAGCCCTGCGTTGGTACGTACACTCTCGACACCTTCTTCTTTACAGTAATCGAGTAGTGCTTGTTTGATCTTGTCTAGCTGAGAGACAAGTATTTCGTCTTCCTCTTTGTACTTGGCAGACAATTCTGCCCGCTTATCGCGTATTTTGACATAAGCATTAGTGAGTTTTTCGATAGATACTCCGTTTGATTCTCCCATTTTTACCTCCTTTTAACTATCGAGTTTTGTAATGTAGTGGTAGGAAATAGGCTAGTCAAGTATTTCTTTGTAAAGATCAATCATTTTTGTGTGTACATCAATTCTGTTGTCTAATAACGCGTAAACACGTTTTTCTATGGCAGACCCTTGGAGCTGCACAACAGTGCACGGATGTTTTTGTCCTGATCTATGAACACGTGCGTTAGCTTGGGCGTAAGTTTCCAGTGAGCTAGTCGGCCCCCACCAAACAACTGTGTCAGCCGCTGTTAGGGTAACTCCGTGTGCCGCAGATTGTGGCTGGATAACTAACACCTTGGGGTCTGATTGTGTCTGGAATCTTTTGAATATGTCTGTACGTTTAGATACAGGCACATCGCCCTTTATCACATCGACAGTAATACCGTCTTTACGTAGTTTGTCAGTGAGGATATCTATGGTGTGTCGGAACGGTACAAACACCAAAACTTTTTGGCTAGTCTCGTCAATAACTTCTTTCAGCACTCGGTACCGATGTTTAATATCAAACTCCAGTGCGTCACCGCTATCGGTGTAGACTGCGCCAGCAGATATCTGCAACAACTTATTCATATTGACCGCAGCGTTAGCGGCAGTAATTTCTTCCCCCGCCGCTTGCATGACCATACGTTTCTTCAATGTTTCGTAATACTTTTTCTGCTGCCTTGTTAATTCAACTTGACGCTTTACGTAGATCATTTCTGGTAGGTCTAAGCACTCGGCCTTAGTGAATCGTATAGCAGGTTGGAGTGCCCTATACACAGTGTCGGTTGCGTTTTCTTTCGGCATCCATTTGAACTGTGTAATTTTAAACATAACCATGTCACGGAAAGAGCCAAAGAATCGTGGCACAGCTAGTGGATTTACTAACTTAGCCAGACCGTAAGCGTCTAATGGAGACTGCGCAGCAGGGGTGCCTGTCATCATCCACAACCATGTGTCGGGAGTGAGCAGTTTATTCAGTGTCTTCCAACGTTTAGTTTGTACGTTCTTATAGTGTGTAGCCTCGTCAACAATAATGAGGTCAAACCCACCGTTAGCAATGGCGTCTGATACAATCTCTACACCGTCATAATTTATTATTACAAACTCAGCGCAGCCAGATATTATTTCGGCGCGTTTCTTCGGTGCGCCATACGCTATGTCTACAGATCGGTGCATAGCAAAACTAAACAAGTCAGCGCGCCATGCACTGTCCATGATCGAGAGAGGACAGATAACTAACACACGCCGTATGACACCTTGCTTCATTAAGAAGTCAGCCGCCCATATTGCGCTAGCAGTTTTGCCAGTACCTTGCTCGTTAAAACAAAACGAACGTTTGTTCATCGTCAAGAATGATGCGGTGGTACGTTGATGTGCGAAAGGTTTGTGCTGCCCGGGCCAGTCGTAACGTCCTTCTATGGGTGATGGCACGTTAATGTTTAGGCTTCTCAACGTATGAGTTTCGGGTACGCCCCACTTAACAGCTACGGTATTGTTGGGTAGTTGCTTGCTGTTTGGAATGACAGTTGTTACTTGTGCCGGATTTTTTAGGCGCAACAACAGTGCCTTGTTGTCGTATATTTCCACATTGTTCTCCATCGCAACGCCACTTTTATCAGTGACGCGGTTCTTGTTCTATTACCCCAGAAATATAAAAATTCGTTTAACGTCCTCTCTTTGGGCTACTTAACGCGCCACCCGCAGCGCGGTTCCGTTTGCGGCTTTGGACGGTTACTCCGTTCTTATTACTACCGCCCCTACTTAG